AGTATTTTTAGAGCATCGTGCGATATAAACGACGATCTTTTTTCTTTAATAGAAAATAGCGAGCTACCTATGAACAGAGGGCACTTGCAATCACTCGGAATTATTAACTCAAATTAAATAACAATGTCAAAAGTAAAAAACAAATTCCTTGCCTCGCTATTAAACACCTTGGGTGTAGAGGTAAAAGCGGAATTAGTTATTGACGACTCAAACGGGACGTCACTAACATTTCCCGACATTTCGGACGTCGCCGAAATCGCCGAGGGGGTCGCAGTCGACGCCCCGGACAACACTTATGTAATCGCTAACGAGACCGAAACTATTACTATCGTAGTAGCTGGGGGTGTAATTACTTCCTACACAACCGAGCCCGTAGTAGCTGCGACTGAACCAGCCGCGACCGAATTAGGCGCAGAGGTTGAGGCAGTCCTAGAGGCTGTGGTAGCTTCTTTGAGCGAGTACAAAGCGAAGTTTACGGCTTTGGAAAAAGACCACAAAGCGTTAAAGGCTTCTTTGAAGCACGAAACGGAACCAGCCGGAGCGGCAGCCGCTCAAACAGACGTTAAATCTAAATACAATATTGTATAATGGCAACTTTAAATCAGGTATGCATCCCGAAAGGGAAAGTTTTAGACGGGGTTGTCGACCTTACGTCTATGGAGAAAGCCCTAGAGCTTTCATCCGTAAAATATAACACCACTTTGAAAGTGGACACCGACTCTATTTTCATCGCGCCGCAAGTAATTGCTGACGCCGTGGCGATGGTTAACTGTACTATTGTGGACAGTTGTACTTTGCCAACCGTTTTAGAGTCCGACCAGTACACTTTCGACGCAGCGTGTAAATTGTGTTTGACTAACTTGACAGCTAACGAGCGTAAAGCTTTCGGCATCTCTTTAGCCAAGCCAAAACCAACGCCAGCCTTGGAGGCTTACTACGAGAAGCAATTCATCAACAACGTTTTGAACTCGACTCGTAAGATTAACTGGTTAGGGAATACGGCTTACATCGCTGCGAATTTAGCGAATGCGGCTTTATTGCCAAACTACATCAAAGCCAACGGTATCTGGACTGACCTTGTAGCATTGGCTCCTGCGGCCCCTCACTTTGGCGGGGTTATCGCTTCCAAAAATGCAGAGCTTACAAAAGTCTTGCAAACTACTTGGACGTCTGCCGAAGTTCTAGCGGCTATCGACGGAATGATTGCTTTGCAATCCGCTACTTTGGCGATGGTTGTAGACACTGAAAAGTATATCTGGATTACTACAGAAATGTACCAAGCCTTAATCAACGAAATGAAGTCAAAATCTTTCGACCTTTGCTGTGTTGGAACTTTGGCGAGTCAAGTTTCTGGCGGTGTTGAGGTTGAGTTCATTCAGTACGGCGACATCAAAATCGTTAAGTACACAGAACTTACAGCAGCTATCCACGATTTAGCTTTAATCGGCACAGCGTGGAACTTGCCAAACAGAGCAGTATTAGCTTTAGGCTTGCCTAACGTTAATTACGTAGAGCAAGGGGAGTTTGCTTCTTACTACCACGAAACTACAGGCAGCTTCGAAGCTTCTTACGGTTTGACTACTGCGCTAGTTGACCCTTACCCAGGAGACTTCTACGTATTAGGCTATTAATCTTTAAAACAAAAAGCTAAATGGCAAATTGTTATAAACCAGCCGACGTCGCATTAGGTTGCGACTCGGCAGATTTACAAGCCCTATCCGGGGCTTTGTTAATCGACTTGAAAGCTTTCAAGCCTACAAAGAGCTTAACTAAAAAATTCACGTTCGAAAACATCGAAGTTATCGACCCAGACACAGGGCTTTATCCGGTGGCTTTGTCCGAGTACTTACCGGTAAAAATCGAATGGGCTAAAAATGCGGTTAAGCCTAATTACGAGGTAGTGTCAAGCGAAGTAAAGCAGGACACTTACACGCAATTAGCGAGCGGTCTTATCATTAACAACTCGGAGAGCGACCTAGGCAAAGAAACTACTATGGCTCTAGCTACTCGTAAATGGGTACTAGTTTACAAAGCCTCGGGAGTTGCTGACGCTGACGACGCTTATCAGGTTTTAGGTGCTAAAAACGGCTTGCAGTTCGTTGTTGAGCCAACTAGCGACGACGTGGGCGGACGCGTAACGGGTTCTATTCGAAGCCTTACAGGCGGCGGAGAGGCTAACCCTAACGGGTACAACTTCTTACTTGCTACAGGCATCGAAGACACGGACACGTTATTCAACAACCGTTTCGAGACAGTAATTATCCCGTAATGACTACGGTAGAGTTTAACGCCTTGCCCCTAGAGGCGAGGCGTTTTATAGAATTACACGCGGGCTGCCTATCTTGTGGCAACGCGGAGAGTAAATTAACCAGAGCGTATGAGCTCTACAAATCAAACAGAATGGCAAACGTATATGTATTGTTCGGCGGAGGTATTAACTACGCTATCGGCAAGCAGAGAGGCGTCCTTTACAACGTGAGCGACCAAGATAGCCCCCTAGAGATTAGAGAAAAGCTAGACATAGCCGCCCGCATTAACGAGGTAAGCCCTCACGTCTTTATGTCTTACGACGAAAAGGCAATCGCTGAACTTTTGGCGAGCTTACCGGAGGCGGAAGTCGTAGACTTGCGCACCGACGAAGAGAAAGCGGCAGCAGAGGCAAAAGAAGCCGAAGAGAAAGCGGCAGCAGAAGCTTGGACGGAACGTTCGGAGATTTTAGGTATCGATACCAAAACCGCCGACTATGAAGTCCTAAAAGCTTTCGCAACCGAGAAAGCCTTAACCCCTGCGGGTAAAAAGAAAATTGACCTTATCGCCGCGATAGACGCTATCGTTATTGAAGATTTGGACTAAACAAAAAAAATCTAAAAGTATGTTTACTTCTTTTTTTAAAGTCGTATCTACCAAAAAGAAAAAGAAACCCGTCGACACTAAAGGCTATGTCCAGATAGACGGCGGGTTATTTTTTGAAAGGATGGACACCGCTTACTTATCCAGCCCAACGGCGACCATGGCTATTCTAAAATTTTTAGAGTATTGCATCCCCGCGGGACTGCTCCCGGAGTATGTGCCGTTATGGAACAAAATTAAGAGCGACTATATCCGCTATGGTTATTATTTGCTTAACGTTACTTATGACGTTGACGCAAACGTGACCGGGTTTATCTATAAGAACCCAAAACACTTTTTAATTAAAGATAAAGACGACAACGACAACGCCTCGACGTTCATAAATATTAAAACTAATAAGGTTTACCCGGCTTTCAACAAAGATAAAGCCGTGGTCGTGTCACAGTACCCAGACGAGGGCTACTTAAAGTACACCGGACAAATCTATATGTATAACGACAGCTCTATGCCTTACCGCATAACGCCGCTTTATTCAGTTGAGAAGTGGATGAGTCTTGAAGCCGACGCGGCGACCTACGTAGCCAAGGCAAGCGATAACGCTATGTTTGGGAATAACATTTTCGTTATAAAAGCCAGCTCGGACGCGTCAGCCAAAGAGCTAGAGGTTATCGGCGAGGTCAAAGAAGCTTTGAGCGGAGCCAAGGGCGTAGAAGAGACAGCCCAAAACTTGCTTATTGAGTGGAAAGGCGACATCGAAGACGTAACGAAACTGCTCACAAAGGTCTCAATCTCAAACGAGATAGACGTCGACCTCTTCAACGCTACGGATGAAAAGGCGTCACAAAAAATATGTACCGCGTGCTACGGCTTCCCAGAGATATTAATCTCAAACAATGACGGGCTTTTCGGCAATAGCGGCGAAGCGATACAAACCGCAAACCAGCTATGGCAGGACACTTGTATGAGAGAGGCGGACAAGATGCTCACAGGCTTTGCAGAGATAGGCATCCCGATAACGAAAGTTGAAGAGGTTGTCGAAGAGGTAGACACCTCAATCAAAGACGGTCAAGACGAGTTACGCTCAACCGTTGGAGGCGCGACACTTGTACTACAAGTTCAACAGTCCGTATCCGCAGGAACTACAACCAAAGAGAGCGCAATAGCTATATTTGAGCTATTCTTTGGACTAAGCAACGCAGAGGCGACAACACTATTAGGTAATCCCGAAACAACCCCAACAGATGGCAGCACTAGCAACCCCGACAATAACGCAGCTTAAAGAGTTCTACCCGACTACGGCGTCGCTAGAGACGTCAAAGATTCAAGAGCTTGCGGACTATGTGAAAAACCATATATTTTTAAAAATGTTTGGCTTTGAGGCGGCGACTAAAATAGCGTCGGGCGACATCGCCGACAGTGCCTCGGCTACTTTTATCGGGTTTCAAAAGTTCTTTGCGTTGTGCGTAGCATACCAACAGGAGCGCGACCCGCTTATGAGTACGAATTTCGGCAGTAAAATAATATCTCGCGCAAATGTAACCGATCCGACCAACAACCAAAAGAGCATAACTCTGGGCGATATCGAGGGGACAATCTCAATCCATTACGCCGAGGCGTGGAAAATAGTAAACAGCTCGAAGTGTGCAGGCGTTCCAGAATGGGGCGGGTATTTCTCATATAAAATTAGCCGATTATGATAAGTTTATACGCGTTCGACAACGCCAACGTAAGCGGCGACAAGGAGGCGGTAATCGTACCCAATCCGCCCACGCTTGTAAATAAGTTAAGTGCGAACGAGACCAACAACATCAAAGATAAGATTAACGAGATTATCCCGTTAATCAATTCTGGGGCTGCGCCCGTTGCTTATTTAGAGCTACGACTCAAATTGAAAGGACACGTCGGCGGAGTGCCTAACGCTCTGGACACGTTGCAAGTCGGCGACATCGTTCACGGCTTCGCGGACGCTACGACCGTATGGACTAACGCCCGATACGAGGGCGGCGACCCGACCGACAGGGCTAACTATACGGTACTTGCCGACTCTGGCATCGAGCCCGTTTCGTTTGTTGCGCCGATAACTGGGATTAATCAGGTCTTTGCCCTGGACTTTATGCCTGGCAGCGTTTTAAAGTCCAGAGGCGAGCTGTACAAGGGCACAGAGTGGACGTATGACGGGGCGAACTTAACAATTATAGTAAACACAAACGTAGGTAACACTATCTACGTAAAACCTTAACAAGATGAAAAAAATATTTTTATACTTAACGCATTAGTTTCCTATTTGGGGCACAGTCAATTTGTAGCTGACGAGGGTATTCAGATTACAGGCGGACAGCCGACAGTCACAACGGTAAACTTCCTAACTACGACAGACTTAACAACAGGGTTGCAGGGCAAAGTCGCACCGCAAAACATTTCAATTCCTCAGATACCAGTTAGTTACGTTCCAACAACACCGACAATAGGAGGTCATTTGGCAGGAATCGACGATGCAATTGCAAACATTCCAATAACCACGGCGGGGAATATTACAAGAGTTTGGTATACGGCAGACGGTACTACAGTAGGTGGCAATCCGTATTATCAAACAGGAATAACTAAAGGAACGGCGGCAAGTGCGATTCAATCAGTTGTAAACAACGACGACGAAAAAAAGTTTTTCACACAGGACGTTATTGGTAATGCAGCCGCAATGGTTACCTTATTCCCTCCCGGTGCATATTCTGGTAATTTATCAGTATCAACAACTCCTAACAGTGCATCACAACGTTTTACAGTGGAGGTGTACAAATGCAACAATTCAGGAACTCCAATAGCTTCTGGTATTGCAGGCGCACCGGTAGGTGATTTAGGAGTTACGGTTATTTTAATACTCGATTCTGGGAATGTGAATTTAGCGGATTCAAGTGTTACCAATTTAACAGTTTCCGGTTCTCTTTTGGCTCAATTATCAGTTGGAGTTGGGGAGCGTATTAGATACCACGTTTCGGCTGCAAAGGTTGGTACAGCATCGGCAAGTATTACAGAGAGTGTGTATTATGGAACTTCTTACAATTCATATTTAGATGTGCCTACGCCATTGACATCTAGCGGTGTTGCAAATGCTTCAACAGTTACAGGGCCAAATGTTACTGTAGCTTTGGATAATTTGAATACCGAAAAAGCAGATGATACCGACGTGGTGCATTTGACAGGAGATGAAACTAAATCAGGACAACTTACTTTATCAAATAGCTTAAATTTAACAAATGTAGAAAAGCCATCGCCTGTGCCAACAGTAGCCATAAACGGTGCTGCCGGAAATCTTACAGGAGATTATATGTATGGGGTTTCATACTATACGGCAGACGGCAAAGACACGGGTGTTCCAGACGTTACTTCTGTTTTGACTTTATCGGCTGGCATAGTTGATGTTTCAAACATTCCTATTTCGTCAAATCCTTTAGTTGTTGGTCGTAGGTTATATAGAACAGCACCGTCTTTGGGTGATTACAGAGCTATGAAGTTAGTTGTCCAAATAGCAGACAATACAACCACTACGTATCAAGACAACATCCCAGATGCTTCTTTAGGGTTGTATCCACAATGGTATAATACTACAGGCGGAGAGTTGCTACTAAACGGTAATAGAATTTTTAATATTGACGGACAAAGTTTTGCAATTGGTAAATATGCATCTCCATCAAACACAGGATATGCAAATCACGTAGTAGGGAATTATGCCGGATATAGTTTGACTTATGGTTACAGAAATACTTTAAACAGTCTATTTGCGGGATATAGCTTGACTTCTGGCTATGAAAACACAGCTACCGGAGTGCATTCAATTAACTATAACACAACGGGACACGCAAACACGGCTTATGGTTTCTCATCTCTATACAGAAACACAACAGGAAGCGATAACGTAGCGATTGGAAATAATGCTATTTCTGAAAATTTAACCGGTTCAAGAAACGTAGGCTTGGGTAACTATGCTGGTTTTTGGGAGTTAGGCAGCGATAAATTTTATCTAAACAATGTAAAGCAAACAAATACAGCAAATGACGTTTCAAAGTCAATGCTTTACGGTGTTTTTGACGCTAACACATCAATACAAAACTTAAGAGTTAATGGTAAATTTGGCATAGGTGGTGCGCCAGATAGTTATTATGACTTAAAAGTATCTGGTGGCTCTGGGAGAGGATTTGCGACAGGGTGGGTAGTATCTGGCGGCACGTACTTAGAATCAGCTGATTTATATATGCCGTCGGGGGGATTGTTTAGATATGATGTTTCTGGGACAAAAACAACAGCATTCAGGTATGATTCAAGTGGTTATTTTTATTTTTCAAAACTGCCTGCAACAAGCGCAGGAACTTATGATTTTTTGACACGAAACACGAGTACGGGAGTGGTCGAGAAAATATCAAGTTCAAATGTGGCTACAATAGCAAGCCCAACATTCACAGGCACACCAACAGCTCCAACGGCAACAGCAGGAACAAATACCACACAGATAGCCACAACGGCTTTTGTGCAGGCTGCCGATGCTGGAAACGTTAAGCTTACAGGAAATCAAACAATAGTAGGCACAAAAACGTTCAATAAAACGGGTTCATCTACAAATATCGTATCAAATAATTCTGGATTTGGCATAGGTATTTCTTCGACAAATTCAACTTCTGGGAATGGCTTTTTATCGGATAATTCGTCAGATGGGAAAGGTGTTTTTTCTGTAAATTCATCAACCGGGATAGGTATATACTCCAGCAACTCATCGTCAGGAAATGCGATAGTATCTAATGGCGAAACTGGGTCAACCGGCTACGTTTATGTCGGACAAAACAATGGTACTGATACATTTAACGTGTCTAAAGAAGGAAACGTACAGGCAGTTACGTATAATGGTGTTAAAAAATATGTAGCCTTGCTAACTCAATCGGGGACAAGTGCGCCAACCGCGACAGTACTGGAAAACACTTTAGG